CAGCAACTTGCATAAGTATTTCGATTATATCAACATATAGTTTTTTAGCTATTAGAAAATTACTATGCCACATTCCATCTGTATCTTGTGGTGTTCCGCTTGTAGTTGTTCGTTTAGCGTTGTCAATATGTAAAATATCGTTACCTATTACAAATAACACTTGGTCTATAGTGTTTGTGTCTATTTCGTTTAGTATGCCGTGACAACCACTTAAAACCCTTTGTACTGCTATTTGATTGTTGTAACTTTCGCCAACTTCAAAACTACTGCATAATTTACCGATATGTATATCTGCTGGGTCGAAAAGAAACAGTCTTTTATTTTCACTTTCTAACCTTTCAATCTTTGGGTAACTCGGTGTAAACTCTTTTAAATCATCTATTAATGATTGCCTTATTATTTCGTAGTCGGTAGCCTTTTGCTCTTTAAATAATGGGTTTGTAACTCTTATACTTTCATTTTTAGTCTTTAGCCAAAGCATTGGACTTGTTGTTGGGCTTACACCCACGTTTTCACAAGCGTTTATTATACCCTCGTTTTCGTTTAATTGCCTTAATTCTATTTGTTTAGCTTCTGATAATCTGTAGGTCTTTGAGTTGTTTAATTCTAAACCTAATAATTTAGCGTTAAAGTCGCTAATCCTAAATTTCTTATTACCGTTTTTCATAAGTTAATTTTTATAGTTACCCAAAACTATAAATAAATTCCTTATGTTTAACGTTTTATGTGTTATTTAGAATTGATATAAATAGTGTTTACCTATTGTGAGTTATAAAATAAGTTGTAAATTTGGGTAACTAAAATTAAATGTTATGATACCAGAAATTATTGAAAAATGGGAGTTAAACAAAAAACTACTTGAAAATTATTTTTTTACTACTCCACAATCCGAATATGGAGACTATAAAGATATTGTCAAAGTGCTTTTTAAAATAGTTTTAGTTGGGACACCAAACAAATGGAACGGCTTTGATAATTACGATACTGAAAAAATAACCGTTGTTGACGATGGTGATTATCAAGGAACACAAATATTTTTAATTCCAAAAGAAACATATCAGCCAAATGTAGAAGATTATATTATTACAAATACTTATTACGGTTCTTGTTCTGGATGTGATACATTACAAGGTATTTCAAATTACGACGATGGATTACCTAATGAAGAACAAGTTTCGGAATATATGACCTTAGCATTACATTTAGTTCAAAAGATGAAATATTTAACCGAATAAATTTTGTCAATCCAAAAACATTCATTATATTTGATTTTCATAATTGGTTAATTTTGGTTAGAAAACCCACACTATTGATTTAGATGTGGGTTTTTTAATTATATGCTTTAACGTATAATGTTCGTTATTCTGTACATAATAGTTGTTTTTGCATATAATAACATACATTTATTTGGTAGATTGAAAAATTAGTTGTAGGTTTGAGAAAGGGTTAATAAACATTGTTTTATAAAAGTCCTTCCACTTTAATTAACCACCTCGTTAAAGGTGGTTTTTTATTATTTGCACCACATAAGTTCGGTTATTTTCCGAACTATATTTTTGGATAAGTTATTCCGTTATCGTCTTCAATAATATCCCCGTTATCAATTAGGTTTTTTAATTGTCGCCAATTATAACCAAAGTCCTTTTGGAAATGTGGATAATCCCACTTCTTGCCGTTAGAAATAAATCCATTTATATAACCTTTTGATAAAAGAAATTTAGTCACTTCGCTCCAATCAGGCGTTTTGTCAAGGTCAAAATCTTTAATCATATCATAGGTTGCTTCTTCAAAAATCCCGTTTTTGTCTTTATCAAGCAATAATAAAATATCAAAAGCCAAACCGTACTGATGTATTGATTGCCACGCATCGGCTTTAGTTACTCTCGGTCTTTGTAAAAATATTTCGTGCTGTAGTTTTGGACTTCTGTAAACATAAGAAAAACGAAGTCTAACATATTTACCAAGCAAATTGTTAGCATCCTTGTAATCTTGTAAAAGTTGCTCTCTTATTTTTGGGTGTGCTTGTTTAATTCTGTCGATTGTAATTGCGTCCATTAGAAAAATGTTTTTATTATTACTGTAATTAAAGCACCTATAACCAAAGCTGAAACTGTAGCAATTTGTTTAAAATACAATTCATATTTTATACACTTTAACTGCAAGTCAAAGACTTCGTTTTTTAGCTTTTTAATATCTGTTACCATTCCGTTATTACCGTTCATATTATTGCCGATAACAGCGTTTTTAATAGCTGTAATATCGTCGGAAACAAAATCTACTTTATCCTTCAATTCTTTATAGTGTCTTTCGGCTTTCTCGTGATTGTATTCTAACGATAAAATTCTATCGTCTGAAGTTTGGCTTTTACTTGTGTTCATTACTCTATATTTTCTGTGGTATTATTACTTTGTGCTTTTACTTCAACATTTTTTCCATATTGTTTTGTTACTACGATTGCCACGATAAAGCCTAACAATCCCGTAAACACTTGAATAGCGTAAACGTTAACTGTTTTCAATCCCAACAACCTGTCTGAAATAACGATATACGCCCCGATTAAAAGCATAAAAGGAAACGTAACTGCAACAAGTACCCTATCCATAGAATAACGCCCCTTAACTTTTAATGTATCGTTAATTATTTTCATACTTTGCTAAATCTATACATTGATACAATCCTACTGTTGCTATTCCGATATGCGTATAATCCCCTAATAATGCGTTTAAATGGTCTGGGCTTCCAGTATATCCACTTACAAAAGATAAGGGCGTATAATAACCGTAAGCTACTATTTCGCCAAATCTAACTGCGCCTGAATTAGTATATCGTTGCCAGAAATAATCGTGGCTTAAACTTTCGATTGAAACCATATAGTTAACGTGTTGAAAACAGCCGTTAGTTAATTCCTTTTCGCCTTTTAACTTACTTAATCCATAACTTTCTCTAACCTCGTTTATATCGTTAAATACTTCTAAATCGAAACCGTTAAATGATTGCTCAATAGGTTTAACCGTTGGAAGCTGTTCGGTACTACAACTGAATAAAATTAAAAGGATTAAGTATTTCATTGTATTTCCGTTAATCTTTCTTTAAACCAAACTAATTCCGCTTGAACATTTGCGTTTGCATCTATTGCCAATAAATTAGCCTTATCCAAAGCAATATCTAAATCGCCAGTTTTCAAAAACAGAAATATAGGGTTTAGAATTTCACGAACCTTTTTAGCTTGGTTTGCTGTTATTAATCCTTTTTTTCTACGTCTGATTAAACGCTTTTTAGTTCTATGGTATAAATCTAATCCTTTAGCTTCTAATAACTGCAAATCCGTTAAATCTTCAGCGTCCTCTTTTATCGCATTAAAAGCATCAATTTCTATTTGCGTTGCTCCCTCATAAAATAACCTTGTTGTAAAATTAAAATATGGACTTACAAAATTAGATGTTAATATTTCATCGATAGCAATTTCCGTTTCTGTATTAACAAAATTTGAGAATGTAGCGCAAATTAATTGACCTGTATTTTTATTAACTATTGTTTTCATATTAATTTGTGATTTTCATACTTCTAAACACCGCTGTATCTGCTGAACTTGAATTAGTAATTGAAACGTATAAATAATTAACTACGGTATGGTCAAATGCCTTGCTATCGAAAGCTGTATTAATGTTACCAATATCCGAAACAGATGAGTTAGAAAAAGAAAACCCGTTAATATTACCACCGTCAATCCAAAAGAAACGCTGAAATCCAATCCATTGTATAGATGTCCCGCTTGTATAAGTTGCTAATCTATCTGTTGTTGTAGCGGGTATTGTCGCACTCGTTGACATTTGTAGCATTATGTTTTGAGTCCCTGCCACCCCTGATTTAGTAGTTATAATATCTAAATCGAGAATATCATTTGCCAAAAGTGTATTTGCTGGAATTGTAACTTTATAAACTTCTGTCTTTGCCGTTGTTCCAGTTACCGTTACTGGGGTTGATGTTTTACCTATGAATTTAACTTTTAACGCCAAAGCATCGAAAACAGCATTTTGACTTGGCGCAATAGTTGTAACACCGTCTGTAATTGCATCGGCTACCTTTGCATCGGCATAGGCTTGATTTGCGATTGTTCCCGTTACACCGTTTAACAGTTCAAATTCTGTATTTGAAACAACTCCTGAAGCAATCTTAACCGCATCAATTCCACTTGCTACTTTACCATTGTCAACCGCCCCCGCATCAATAGTCCAAACCGTACCTGAACTACTTACTGTTATATCGCCTTTGTCGCCGTCTGAAACTCCGCCACCACTATTCATATCAGTACTTACCCAAGTTGAACCGTTATAATATCGATAAACTAAAGCTCCTGTAGTATAACCAACTCCGCCAATTGTAGATGTGCCTGATAAAACGTAAACGATATATCCTTTATTCGTTGCGCTTGTCGGGTCTGTTACTGTTATTGTGCCGTTTGCAATATATTTTACATTTATAACTGCTGTAAAATGTGTTGTGTTTGCCTTTATAACTTCTACTGCGCCGTCTGAATCTGCAAAATCAAATGTCCTAAAGGCTGTTAAAGCTTCTGTATTTAAATGAAAAGTCCTTTCGGGCACTTCTAAATCATCAAATTTAATTAACGCGTCATTAGCGGATATTTTTAAATAGTTAGCGTTTGCAGGATTATAAACCTGAACATCTGCAACTTTTATAGGATTAGTCGTTTCATTCCCCTCATCTGTTACGGCTTGGAGGTCTGGGGTTGTGCCACCTACATTACTAACGGCAACTTTCTTATTAACTCCGCTTTGAACTATTTCGATTAACTCCGTCCCCGCTAAAGGAGTGGTTGCTGATGCTAATTCTGTTATTTTTTTATTTGCCATTACTGTAAAATTCTAAATTCGTTGTTTTCTGTTATTCTGTACTCGCCACTTTCTAAAATTCTGTAATCTAACTCATCTATAAAAAAACCTGCGCTTTCTAAATCGTTAATAAAGAAACTTTGCTTTTCTTCTTTGCCTGAAAAATCAATTTTAAAGCCGTTAAAATCAGATTTAGAACTTCCTGTATTATAATTTAGATTTGTTGCCTCTAATCCAATGTAAAGCCCAAATATTCTATAATATCCGTTTCTATCTCTAAATATAACCCTGTAATCTTTTTTCAATAACTTTTCTAAATCAAAAGGATTACCACTATATTGTAAATCTAATGGTAAACTTTGATTAAAATACTTTCCTCCGCCATCCGTTTCTTGTGTTTCGTTTGCGTTAGGATTTCCGTTAGAATAAAACTTATAAATCGTTGTGTTAGGAAACGTTACTAAAACATTATCATCTGTAACTATTTGACTTCTCGAATAATTTACATAAGGGAATAAATATATTTCATCTACACCACCTAAACTCTGTTTACATTTTCTATTATAACCGCTTGTTATTGTAGATACCATTTTCTATCGTCGTAAGTGTTACCGTTTAACTTCCAACCCGCAGTTACTTTCATTTGTCTTGAAGCATTAACCTCATCTTGATAGGTCTTATATTCAGCAATAACATTGTTACAAATCCATTTATTAAATCTTAAAATGTACATTTGCGCTAAATTTCTATATTTACCTGATAAATATAAAACCTCTTGTTTGTCTACAACCTCTATATTATCCCCTGTGTGCTTATAAATTCCTCCGTTGTCAACCATATAAGAACCAATCTCAATATATTCAGCCGTAGCCATATTTTTAGTAATTGGCTTAACGTAATTGTTATATAAAGTCAAATACAATCCTGTTAAATCGTCGTTTTCAGCATCGGTTAAAATCTTATCGTATAACTCCGTGCCTAATAACGGCTCAATTACTGTTAATTGTACGTTTGCAATACAAAAAACGTACTTATCAATGTCAACATTTCCACCTAATACGGTAGTTGATGCCATTTCCTGCGGGGTAATAAATAAAAACTCTGCCATAATTACTAAATATCATGCGGAGCTAATCCCGCAATTCCTGATGCCTTACTTTCTTTTGGTTCATTTAAAGGATTATTAACGTCGATTTTAACTCCTTTTTTCTTATATGTTAGTTTTTCCCAATAATGTTTGCACGTTCCGCCTGTATAAGTTGAACTTAACAACCCTCCACCTTTAAATTTCCATATAGAATATGGCTTATTTGGTGTTGGATGCATACCGAAACCCGGATTAACGTTCTTTTCTCCCATCGCTTCGATGTCCTCACGTCTATAAATCTTGTTTGCCCTCATCATAGAACGGCAAAAATCTCTTTCGGGAGCTTCATTTCCTGCGTATCTATAACGATAAGCATAAAACTCTGTGTCATATTTACTCTTTGCGTTAGGGATAGCCGTTCCCGTGCTAACTGATAACGTTATTTTATCCTCTTCATCGTAATCAACGGGTTTAACATCTATTAAATCGTAATCGGTTAAGTCATCCTCGCCCATTTCGATAAACAAATCTAAATCAGTCTTTTTTTTTTCATCGTTTAAAGTTATATTAGCCTCTTTTAAAGGTTTAAAGTATAACTCTAAATTAATATCATAGTAAGTTAGTATTTCTTCTAACGCTTCTAATATAAAACGTTGTTTAGGCTCAATAACGTATTTAATTAATTGCTCACGTGCTGTGTCTAACTCCTCTGCATTATTTCCAAACCCTGTATTATCTTTAATCCCAAAAAGCATAGGGCTTACAACTCTATGAGATGTCATTATTTGCTGTCTGCTTTCGCTTGTTAAGTATTCCCATTGTTTGTGAGCGTCATTAACCTGTAAAGGCGTAACTGTTATTTCTGCATCCCTACCGTTGAACGATAATACAAATTTACCTGCGTTTGAACTACCTGTAAGTTTTTGCTTTATCTTAAATTCTAAATCGTCTTTTTCCTCATCCGTTAAACTATTTCCATCGGGGATATTAATAATATACCCAAATGATAAACCGTTTTTAATGTGTGAAATATAATAGTTA